AGACCAACCTGACCAACCGCAACGACAAGAATATTGTTCAGCGTAAATCCAGCCACCAGCAGATTTATCAACTGGGGAAACAGTTCCAACAATATTTGGTGTATCAAGAGTTATATTCTTCGTTATCTCGGCGCCTTCAACAACAAAATCTTGGGTTTCTGTGCGCACATAATCATTTGAGCCATCCGGAATATCTACTCTGAGTCGATAGGTCCCAGGCGGGAGTTGCATCGCATACTTACCATCAGCATCGACGCTGGAACGGGCATTTATCCATTCATATTGTGCGCCGCTGGTTTTGATTGCATAAACATTTCCGTTAAAGGCTCTCGTGGCTGGAGTAATTGTTCCCTTTACGTTTCCAGTTGAAAGCGTCACTTCAATTGCTGCAACGTTGCCACCTGAAATCGTGAATTCCGATCCAGTTGTCATCACATATGGAGTTGAATAATTGTAATTACCGGTACGGCTGTCGTAATACCCATTTGGCGTGACGACTGGTCTATACGTTCCGTCCTCTACGTTGAATGCAAACTTGTCGTCCTTATCTGCATTTGAACAATATCGGTAACCCTCCCACCGTTCATTTCTTTTTAGTTCTAGGCAAACTTGGGATCCAGCACCGTAACCTGCAGGATTTATTAGACCTGTGACATTTGGAGTTTTTACAGTGAAATTAAAGGTTGTCAGAGTCGTTGTATCTGGCATAGTAAACACATCAGTCCACGTCTGCGCATAACTTGTCGTAAATGGATAGATAAATAATTTGTATTTTCCAGCTGGTAAATAAGCTTCAATTTGGCCTTCTTCGTTAGTTGAAGAACCATCTACTTGTTCGTCATAACCTTTTTCCTCAGAAACTTTATAGATATAAACGTAAGCATTTGAACCAATGGCTGCGGGCGCCATTTGTGCTTTAAAATTTGTGCTTGGAAGCGAGAAATCTATTGTTTGTATGGTGTCAGTGGTTGTGATGTTGCCTGTTACTAATTTTCCAACGCCTTTCGTACCCCAACTAGGTGTGAAAGTTATGCGGTAAGTTCCTGGTTCAAGATAAGCACTATACGTGCCATCAGCTCTCACCGAAATGTCGTCGTTTGAATATTGCCATTGACCATTTGTAATTTTTTCCACATTCGCCCAGGCATATTTAGATTTCGTTACAGGAGAAACTGTTCCCTGAATATTTGCTGCCGCCAATGTAATGTCATTATTGGTTATTGGCGTTCCAGCAACAGTGAATTCTGCTGATTTGGTTGCGTATACCCCGGATTTTCCTGGGCTTGCTTTTAAACGATATGTTCCAGCTGGAAGTAATAATTCGTACTTTCCGTCTTGGCCAATGGTTGCGTAATAATTATCTTGATATTCCTCAACCCACTGAGTTTCACCCGTTAGTTGAACTTCGATCCACCCACCAGGTGACTTATCCAGTGGACTTATGGTGCCGCTTACATTTGGTGTTGCTAGTGTTACATTCTTTTCAACTGGTATTGATCCGACAACAAATTCACCACTGGTTGTAACAACAAAAGGATTTTGCCAATCTGGAAAGACGCGGATCTTAAAAGTGCCTTCGGGCAAACTTTCGAAATAATTACCTTTTGTATCTATCTGAGCCCAACCAACATAAGACCATTGTGTGCCCTTGGGGGATGTTATTTTCTGTCGGAAGTTAACCCATCCGGCCGCCGATTTAGTTGCTGGTGAAATATTTCCAGTTATGTTTGCTGGTGCTAAATTCCAATTAACTTCTTGGCTCGATCCTGTCACTACAAAATTGCTAACTCGCGTTGTCGTAGCTGTCACTTTTTTAAATGCTGGCTCTATTGTGACTTGATACGTGCCTGCTTCGGCGTAAACACGTGCGTAACCATCAGAACCTATCTCGCCTTCAAAACATTTGTCCCCGTCAGTTATACATGCAGAAATGTAGCCACCTTGTGTGTAGCTTCCATTGTTCACGCTAATCACTAGATTTGCTTGGCGCAGAGTTAACTCTGCACTTAAAGTTGCTCCAACATCCGTAACCGTGAACTCAGGGCTTTCGGAATACACATACCCGGCACGGTTCTGTGTCGGGCTGATTTGTAATTTATACGATCCTGCTTCGAGATATAGACGAATTTTTCCATCTGCGCGAACAAGTGTTTGTGCGCGTTGTTTGAAATATTTACCTTTAAAAGTGACAGTTGAACTTATGACGCTCACATAGCTACCTGGAGATATCTCTTTGGGATTAACCGTGTAAACCACGTTGGCAGTTTTAGAAAGTGTGACATTTTTTGTTACGGCTGAGTCTGTTAGTACGAAACTGTCCGTGTATGTAGTTACGTATTCAGTCATAGCTGTTGTAACTTGGGGATTAAATTTTATTCGGTATGTCCCTGCTGGCATTTTTGCTGCGTAACGGCCATCGCTCGTAACTTTTATTTCCCAAATATCTTGCCAGTCTGTAAAAACTTCTCCCCACGTTGTTTCTTTAGCTTGGATCATCCCTATGACGTCGTCCGCACTTGTAATGTTTGAAACTGTGCCAGAGATATTTGCAGTTCCTGCACTGACGTTTATCGTCTGTAGCGAACTAGTTGCTGTGAATGAACCTGTGTACGGCATATCGCCATTGCAACTACCGTTTAAAGTGTATGAAACCCCAGCTGGCAATGACAGATTTATAACTCCTCCGCTAGGGGCAGAGAAGGGAATCCAAAGATATTTTGCAGTATCCCAAGCACTCTGTTCTAATGAAAAATTCGATCCAATACACGCTATTGCAGGAGTTAAATTAATTTTTATATTTAAAGCACCCAAAGTTAAGTTTTTTGTTGTAGTACCAGTTGCGAGCGTGAAACTGTCTCCAAGCTTTACATAGCTTCCAGAAGTTAACTTTGCATACGCGGCAATGCGGACAGTTTCACCACTTAAGCCTTCTAAATCAATTGAATAATCTCCTTCGCTTTTAATCTCTCGGTAAGAGGCTGCAATAAATCGCCAGTTACCCGAAACCTGGGTTTCCGCCCATACAAATCCGGATTCAAAGTTAGTTAATGTTGAAACTTTTCCCGTAACGGTAGTTTCAACTGCGTGTGCTGAAGGGGATGCGATAACGCCAACCAATAAGAATGATGCAATGAAAGCAAGTAATGTGAATAGCTTCTTCGCATCCTTGGTCAGGCCAGAAACTAACCGCAAATCCATGTGGAAAGTCTAATTCTGCACCCACGAGAAACAAGGGGTGATGTCTTGCTTTGACCGGTGAAAACTACTCTTCGCTCTGTCTCTGCTGCGTAAAGTCTGTACCGCTTCCTTGGTTTTGAGCCATGTCCGCAAAGCGAGCAAAGTGAAGTTGAGCTGCCACAGTAATTGTGCGAGTAGGTCCGTTACGGTGCTTAGCGACGATGAGGTCAGCTTCGCCTGATCGATTCTGAGAGTCATACATATCATCGCGGTGCAACAGAATTACAACGTCAGCATCCTGTTCGATAGAACCAGATTCACGAAGGTCTGAAAGCATTGGCTTTTTATCAGAGCGTTGTTCTGGTGAACGGTTGAGCTGTGAAATGGCGATTACAGGAACATCTAGCTCTTTCGCCATCAACTTTAGGTGACGAGAGAATTCGGAAACTTCTTGCTGACGATTTTCTACGCGCTTGCCTGATGACATCAGCTGTAAGTAGTCAATAACAATAAGTTTGAGATCGTGACGTTGCTTGAGGCGACGTGCCTTTGCGCGAATTTCCATCATTGAAAGATTTGGTGAGTCATCAATAAATAGTGGCGCTGCAGAAATCTCGCCCATGCGTCGTGCAAGACGCGTCCACTCTTCATCAGATAGCTGTCCGGAGCGGATGTTATTTAAACCAACGCGCGCTTCGGCAGACAACATACGCATTGTAATTTCAGAGCGCGACATTTCCAGAGAGAAGATGACGGAGGTCTTCCCATCATGGATTGATGCATGTCGCGCAATATCTAGTCCGAGTGTTGACTTACCAACTGCA